ACCTGTTCCTCCGTGGCATTCAGTTCAAATTCCCATTCTCCTGCCGGATTGATTTCCACCAGCGAAATATTATGGAAATAGAACCGTTCCACAATTCCATCGTTTCTCATGAGATCGGCAGTCAGTTCATAACGCTCCGCCTTTTGCATGGATTCCTCCACTGCGTTACCGGTAAATTCCGTATCCCCGCACATGGCAATCATGAACCGCATTGATTTCTTTCGGTACTCCGAAGCCCCTAAAACCGGTACCAGTGTGGCTTCCTCATAAATGCTGATCTGCGGTCTGCAGTGTGCAAGCAATACCCGCCGCCCATGTCCTATCAAAAAAAGTTCACCCTTCTCGCTGAAAAGTTTATTTAATAATATTGTCATTTTTGCTCCTTTTCTTGCTGGACATATTCTTTACAATGAAAGTTCAATAAAACTACCTTAACCATTATCTAAAGCCAGTAGGCTTATGAACAATGCACTCAATCATACCAATCATCACCTTCTTCAGCTCCTAACAATTCGTCAACCGTCTTACCCGCCTGAATACATTCTTCTAAAATCTCACACCATTCATCTTCCGTAAATCCTCCTGGCTCTGTAGGTGGAAAATCATTAAACCTACTTTCATAAGTATGTATTAGTTTAACAAACCTTGATGGCTCTCTTTCCTTTTCATTAGTTATTCTTCTTAAAAACTTTGGAATCTGATCTTCTGTCATTTCATTTCACCTATCACCTTCAAAAATTCTTCATAAGCATTTGGAAATATTTCTTTAATAGATTCTAGTTTTATAATATTACCTGTAGCAGAAGCACTAAAGAAATGCGCAAATGCCTCACTTCCAATTATTTCATCTGATTTCCAGTACTCCCTTTTATGTCCATACCTACCTTTACATTTTCCTTCTGATAGTGCATCAAATAAATCAGAAAAAATATGACTTTCTTCATCAGTCGCTTTTTCAAGAAAATTCGATAATTCTTTATATGCTTCTTTCACATTAATATTATAGTACTTTGCATAACCAGTTGTAAACACTGAAAAATCATTTTTTAAAGCATTTATAAAAGCCGTCTGTTCAGACGGTTGTCCATATATCTTATCAATGTTATGTCCCATTTCGTGAAATAAGGTTGTCCATTGTCCACGACTATCAGAAAAATCTTTTTTTAAATTTATAAATATCCCATTTTGTGGAGAATATCTTGCTTTTCCCATAGCATTTATCTTCGCAAAAACAATCCTATCTTGATTTTCCAAAATTACTTTTTGAAATGGCAAAGAAGCCGAATTAATCACTTGCATGATAGAATCTTTGTATTTAGATTCCAAGTCTTGCAACTTAACGGGTGACTTATTTCGCGTTAATACATCAGAAGCATTTTTCATTTTGGAAATTACTTTTTTTGCATCAGCTTCATTTTCAACAAAGGCTTTTTTCCACTCCTTATAGTTCATATCTGCTGGCACATAATAAGTCTTTCTATCCTCACCCCTTGCTGCCCTTTCCCCTACCTGTTCAAAGTTTTCATCAAAGTATGGCACTGTTGTACTCCTGCAATACACATGAAAAGGCGGCGCCGTTACCCCTGCTTCGAAGTCTTTCATAGGAAACACTTTCCCGTCCATCTCCCGGCAAATATCGGACGTATGGGAATCCAGCGTTGCCACAATCTCATACTTCTCCACATCTAGGTCATGGAAGCAGTCTTTTTGTGCTGCTGAACTGAAATAAGCTTCTTCTGTCATAACCAGCCGCCCTGCATTGTACTTAGATGTGTTCATTTTTTTCGCTATGGCATCAATCGCTTTCTGTGGGTCCTGTCCTAGTATAATATTTTGGGTTAGTTCCTTATGTACTTCTGAAATCAGCTTTTCCTTGTTATTCCAAATTCGTTCGGAGAAATTCTTTCCATCTACTGCCCAAGGCTTACGAATCACCTTTTCAACCTGCTTCTGATCTACCCCTACTATATCCCACCCTATCCCAAATCCCTTTTGAAGCTCATAGGCAGTATGATAATAACCATCTAAATAAATCCGCTTCATGGTAGAATCAATGGTATCCAACTGGTTCCCAAACAAAACTTCCAAGCTCTGCTGTGTCTGTAGTTTTAAAGCTTCCAAACGTGTTATATGAAACTTAGCAGAAGCATTTTCCAATTCTTTCATCCATTTATTATTGATCCCATTTTCTTTCCCATACTTGATATAATCATCAACATCCCACTGAAACTCCTTTAATGTTTTTCCTGAAAGCATTTTCCGGGCTTCTGCCATGCTCACTCCATTATTGGCTGCAAACCGTTGATACCATGTGTTAATCTTCCCTTCAATTTCTTTTTGTGCCTGCCTGTATATGTTCTCCATTTCCTGATAGGCAGCCGCCCCTTTTTGATTTTGCGCTGCTTCCAGTTGTCCAAAACGCTGTTTCCAGTAATCACTATTTTTCACTAGGAACACCGCCTTTCAGGAAGCAGGAGGCAAGCAGGTAATAAATACAAATCTGTCTGGTTGTCCATTGTAACATTAAACTTCTTTCCCCTCGCTATCTGAACCACCTTCTTTCTTTATGGGGACTTTCCCTTGTTGCTTACCTGCCTTTTCCTGTTGTTCTGTCTGGAAAGGGTTATATCCCTGTTGTTCAAATTCTTCTTGTTCCTTCTCCTGCTGCTTTTCCAACCGTTCCAGTTCCCTTTTTGGATCATCAATCCAAGGGTGCTGCCCTATAATCGTTTCATCAGATAAAATTCCTACTGATTTCTGGCAATTTTCGATTACCTCTGTTTCGTTGATTAATATATCTCTATTAAAAATAATCTCTATTTTTTCTTTTTCGAATTCCCCTTGTCCCATATTAGCGAAATGGACATTTACAAACCAAAGAATTTCTTCAAAAGCTGCCTGGAACTCTGTTTCCATTTCATTGGCATCTAAATCAATATCAGAATACATAGACTGAATATTCATCTGGTTCGGATTTCCAGAAAGCCTATCATCTTTTGCATCATATCCCATTGCATTTTCAATAAGGGCCTTTTTAAATATCTCTAAAATGGATTTATAATTCTCTGCATTAACAGTAATTTCAAGAGTCTCTACCCCTCCTTTGGTATCTCCATCATATCGGACTTTTACTGCCCCAAATGTGGCAAGATTACGCCTAAATTCTCCTAAATCTGTACCATCATAGTTTTTTATCACAAGGATTGTGTTCCTAGAATCTTCCTGCATTATGTTTTCAAAATCAGATAACATCATATTAATTCCATCTTGAAGTGTTTTTACTTTTTTAATTAATGGAATCTCTTGTTCATTACACTTTAATGGAATCAGTGGTATTTTCTCCCAGTTTAATCCTATCGCTATTCCTTCTTTATCCATCACTGTTACATAAGAAGATTCATATTCTTCTTCCTCTGTACTTATATCAGGAACTAGCCTGCTGCCTTCTAAGTAAAATCTATGGATTCCTTGCAAATCATAAATTTCTACCTTCTCATAGATTTTTGGAGTTATTCCTTCATATCCCTCCACCAAATACAGACGAACTGCAAAATCAAGGATCGTATGTTCACTATCTTTCCAAAAGGGAAGGATTTCATATCCTGGGAATAAGCGAAAATCTAATTTCCCCATCTCGTTATAGTACGGATACAGCCAAGCAATCCCTGCATTTAAAGCAGCTTTTCCCCCGTTTTTTAAGGTTTTCATAAAACGTTTCCCAAACACTTCTTTTAAGAGTTCCACATATTGGGTATTTTCTCCTTCTACCACAAAAGGCTGCCCCAGCAAATAATTGGCTTTCTGATTTACCATTTTTGCATATTGATTATCAATCAACCGGTTATTCGGCAAATTTTCTACTATTTCCAATTTTCCGCCTTCCCCTATCATGGTTCTTTTCCGAGCCAAAATATCATGTTCATTTTCATAATACAAATATCCCTTTATTTGTAAAAGCCGCTGAGGACTGTTTTTCCATCTAGCAATTTCTCTTTCCAGAAATTCCTTGTCACTCATGCGGCTTCTTGCCCCTTGTTTGATTAGGTTGTTTACTTTTGTTGTAAGAAAATCAACAAAATCTAACATATTCCTTCACCCCTTGTATCCTTATTCTTTGTTGTTCTTCTGGCAGCATTAATCAAAACTAAAGGCATCTGGCAGCAGAATCCTAGTGACGCCATACCGCATAGAATCCATTCCATGTGAAAATTCATGATCTGGTTTGTCTGTCAATTTTCCATCTTTATCTTTACCCCAACAATAATTATTAATCTCTTTTTTAAACTCTGTGCATTTTGGATGTACTACAATTTGATAATTCTGGATAAGCTGTATCCCATGATTTACACTATCCTTCCCTTTCCTAGAAGGCTCTGCCCGAATTCCTTCTTCCTGTAATTCCGCTATACTCTTTGGTTCTGCACAATCACAGATAATCCTCTGCCCACCATATCCCATTTTCTTTATCTGTTCTGCAATCATCTTATTCGTAACACCTGTTCGATACCATTCGTCAAATATGTATATCCGCATAGCAGCATTATCTACCACTTCACAAACAAACGCATTTGGGTCCGTAAAACCAAAATCTAAGTTAAAGGCTGACTTAATCCCATTACGCCTGCGGATTTCCTCTATATCGAATTCTTCTTCCACTACATTGGTATAAATAAGTCCTTCTGCAATTCCCCATTCCCCTTCTCCTTCTATACGGTAGCGGCGTGGGTTATTCTTTTTCATCTTTAAGAAAATATTCTGATCTGCCTCATCTAACCATTCATTACATTCCCATGTTGTAGTTTTTACGAAAACATCTTCCTCTGGCACATCAAAAAAACGAGCCTTTAACCAGCTCGTTGCACTCCCAAATATGTTCGCATAACTTCGCTACAGTCATGCCGCCTTTTCGGCCGCTGCTGCTTTCACAACAGTTCAGACTATATCACAATCCTATAAAGGATTCTCCCTGTTTCGTGACGCTTGCCACTACTCTACTAATCCAAAAGAACGTTAATCGTGCTCTTTTGGCTTTCGATAGTCGTTGCACCTTTCAAAATGCTTTCCGCAAAACATAAAACTATCCCCGTTTCTCAATCGATTAGAAATCTGTTGTTGTGTCATTCCGTAAAATTCAGCACAATGGTTGAACCAACATAAATAACATCTCCTGTTTTCTTTACACGGAAAAGATAAATAAAATATGGTTTTGCTTCCATTGGCAATATCTCCTTCTTATAGTACATATAATTTATACTATAATCAATTTATATTATCAATGTTATTTGCACCTGACTTGGCTCATGATTGCCCTCGTCTTTACGTTAGGGTTTCCCATGAATTAAAGGAGTTTTCTGTATCAATCACCCAATACAGCCGCAAAATTTACGGATTAAATGTTAAAGTTATTTGCTTGAAATATCCCTCTGGCACTTCACCACGGATTGACATATCCAGCTTATTGAAATCATCTTCATTTGTAATTTCATAGGCTTCCTCGATCCACACAAAACATAACACGCCCTTATCAACCGAAATAGAAGTGATTTTCAATCCATCGTCTAATCCACGAAATAGAATTTTTTGCCCAGTATCAACCCTAGTAATCTGCATAGGGGACACCGTACACTCAAAATATGCGTCAAGCCCTAATCGATGAATGGCCCATTTTAGATCACTATACACAGAATCTCGTAATGTATTTGAATAACGCCTAACGCATAATCCATTGCTTTGTGGATATTTGAACAACCGAACAATCATGTTCAACGCAGTTGTTTTACTTTTCTTTGAACCCCTGGAACCTTTACAAACACGGTATCGTTTCTTTGTGTGCCAAAAGTCTTTATAACCTCTCCCGACAATCGCTGGAAGGTTTATTCGAAACGCCTCACTATTCCTCAATATCTGTCTCCCCTTCAAAAATAATTGGTACTTTTATATCTACATCTAATTTATCCTTCCACATGCCTAAGTGTTTTCCCAGAAGCTCCAAGGCCTTTAACTTATCATTTAATTTAATCTCACGTTCTACTCCTTCCCCCTCCTTGGTAGGAATCACTTTCACCCTTACAGATTGAATGGCAGCAGTATCATCAAATGTCGCCCCTGCTTTTATAGTGGCATCTTTTGTATTAATTACATCTGGGGCATTGATAAAGGCGATCTTGGCAAGTTCCTGAATAACCCGATCCTGATTTACCCCAGTTCGGCGGCTTCTTTCGGCAAGGGCTTTTTCAATCGCTTCCGCAATGTTAAGTTTTGATAAGTTTTCAGCGGCAATAATTCTTGCATTATTTACTTTATAACCTGCCCTGATTGCGGCCTGTGTTGCGTTCAGGTCAATCAGGTATTCTTCAACAAACCTTTTCTGTTTCTCTGTCAATTTTGCCATCTGGCAACACCTCCCCCTTTCAGTCAGGTTCCATTTATAGAAAAAACAAAAAAGAAAGGCTTTTCACCTTTCTTCGTTTGATTTCCTTTTAATGGCACATTATCTGCCACTTAATTTTGTTTAAGACATGCACTTTTTTAAGACACAATTTTTTTATTTTAATTATACCACAAAAAAACCGGACAAAACGGACAACTTTAATTTTTTTCTAAAAATCTGTCATTTGTTTTTCTACAACTATCTGGTGAGCCTCCTACTTTGTTTGCAATTTGTACCCATGATAACCCTTCTATGTAACGCAATTCCAGAATTCTTCTTGTCCTGCTATCACTCACCCCTTCTATCTTCTCTTCTATTATAGTAATTAATTCTAAAAGTTCCTGCTGCCTTTCTTCTAAATTACCTATCCTTTTTTCCAACAACCTTTTCTTTTGCTCATAATATGGATAGGGAAACCCTGTGATTCTTACGGTTCCTAATGACTTTTTCCCCTTCTTCCCACAAGATACCGAATCGGATTCTAAATAGTTGCTTTGATTCATCTTTTCTATTTCTCTTTGAAGCCCCTGAATCTTTATTTCTTTTTCTTCTATTTCTGCCTTTAAATCATTTAACTGCCCTATCAAATATTTTAAATTTGCTCCTTCATGCCTCAACTACATTCGCCCCTTATTCTTTATTTATTCCCGCTAAACCCTTATTTACTTTCCTTTCAGTGCCTCCTTTGCTTCTTCCTCTGTAAGGAACATTGTTTTGCCAAATCTTCCTTCCATGACTGCCTGCATTAAAAAGAACATATCTATCTTAATCTCCTCAATTATTCTTCGATTCTTTGAATGATTGTATATCATATAAACAGTATCTCCCATCTTACATGGCAGCCTTATAAGATTTCCTTGTCTTTCTAAATCCTTATATTCTGCAAGTTCTCTATTTGCTGCTGCCAGTTTTGCAGATAAAGCTTCTATGGTGTCGGCGGCTTGCAGAAATGCTTTTTCAATCTCTAAAAATACTTTTTCACTTACTTTTGCGTTGTTCCTTTGTCTCTTTCCCATTTCCCTTAATTCCTTTGCTTGCTCCGATAACATACTCACTTCAAAATCCCTCCTGCTTCCTTAACAATTTCTATCGCATTCTGGTATACATTTGCTTCTATGTCCAATATATCCACCGCAATCAGATCTCC